GACGGTGTACCAGTGCAACGAGCCGGCCTCGAAGGGAGTGCTTCAGTCGCTCGACGACATCATGACGCAGATCGGGTGGCGCACTCGGTACAAGTGGGACGAACTCCGAACGCAGTTCCGCCTCGCGTCGTTCAACCCCGGCGAGGGTTCGTCGGTGTTTCGCGGCGACGACTTCATCAGCCTGTTCGGAATCCTCGGCGTCTCTCGCTTGTCGACGAAGGTCGACGACGTCCGCAACGCGTGGGTCGTCGAGTACCCCGACAACGGGAACAAGGACCCGCGCGGCAACCGAAAGATCTACCTCGTCTCGTCCGTCGATAAGACGTCGATCCGAACCTACGGGCGGAAGTTCGCGCGCATCCGTGTCGCCAGTGACTCGTTGATCAACCGCAGCACCGAGGCGCAGGCGATGGCGTCGCAGGCGCTCGCCGACATGAAGGACCCGATCGCCGAGGTCGAAGTCGAGTGCCTCTACGATCGACGCGTGCAGGTACAGGACGCCGTCGAGATCGACGTCGAGGAGTACGTCGCCCCGAACCAGATGCCGCAGTTCTTCGGGCGTGACGTCAACGGGACGTGCGTCTCGGCGTCGCATACGATCTCTCGTTCGCAACACCGCTCACGCCTCATGCTCCGCCGCGTCGACACGATCACCTACACGTCGAAAGCGCGCGTCGCTCGCGTCGACCGGTACGACGACCTCGTCTCGCAGACGGGCGCGGTGCCCGGTCGAGGACTCTCGCCGCCGGCGAGCGCGCTTGCTCCGACGGTGCAGAACCTCGGCGCACTCAACGCGATCCGCACCGCGCGCGTCTCGTGGTCGGTGCCGGGCGGCGACCTGAATCGGAACTACCTCGAAACGGAAGTTCACCAGAGCACCTTCACCGGGTTCACTCCGTCATCGTCGACTCTTGTCGCCGTCGTGCGTGGAACGAACGCGCTCGTGACGGGCATGGTCGCTGGGACGACCTACTACGTGAAGGTCGTGCACTGTGACAGGATGGGGAACGCATCCGCCGCGAGTCCGCAGACAGCCTATGTCTCGTGAGGTACACGACGCCATGCACGAGTTCGTCCCATACCTCGCACTCGCCGTCTCGATCGTTGGCTCGATCATCGCGTGGCTCGTCGCCGACGCGCGCGGCAAGGGCAGGGCCGACGTGCAAGCGAAGGCGCTTGACGCGCTCACGGCGCAGTCGACGGCGAACGCGACGAAAGTCGCCGAACTCATGACGTCGACGTCGGCGATGGCGGCGTCACTCGCTGCGCTCACGTCGACGATGCAGGCGCAGGTATCCGGCCTCGCGTCGGTGCAAGTCGAACTCGGTCGCTCGTCGCAGGACCGTACCGCGCTGCATATGGAGGTCACTCGCCTCGACGCGCAGAAGGCGAACCGCGACGCCGTCGACGGAATCCGCACGATGATCGTCGACCTGAAGGGTGACATCGATCGCCGCTTCGACGACCTCACCGCACGCGTCGATCGTGCGATCGGAGGACGATGATGCCAGCCCCGAAGATCCCGCCGGTCGTCGTCGACGTCGAGCGATTGAACGAACCCTTCCGCGCGAAGGCGAAGGCGCTGCTCGCGTCGATCTCCGAGCACCGTCTCCCGATGATTGTGTTCGAGACGCTGCGCCCCCTCGAACGTCAGGCGTGGCTGCACTCGAAGGGCTACTCGCGCGCGGCAGGTCCGAACGGCCCGCACCCGTGGGGCCTCGCGATGGACGTGATCCTCGATCCGAAGTCGACGGAGTGGAAGGAGATCGGCGATAGACCGATCGGCGTCGGCGGCGGCGGCGCGAACTGGGACACCGGCTACAACCCGACGGCGGGCGGCCTCGTGCTCGCGCGCCCCGGTGTCGCTCACGTCGTGCGGACGTTCGGCGAACTCATCAAGCGACACGGACTCGAATGGGGCGGCGTCAACGTCGGCGCGTGGGCCGACGGTCGCAAGGGCAGCGAGTTTGGATGGGACCCGTTCCACGTTCAGATGAACGGCTGGCGTCAATGGCGCGCGCATCTTCCGCCGCCGTCGTGACACCGCTACGCTGACGGCGGAGGTCTCATGCCGTCGTCGTTTCTTCCCATCGCACTCGAAGCCGCCGCGAAGTCCATCGGCCTGATCGCGCCGGTGCTCATCGCTCTCGCCCCGTTCCTGCTTCCGCCGATCGTGCAGAAGATCGACGAGAACCAACGACGTCGCCTGCTCGCCGCAACGAAGGCGGCGGTTCTCATCGTCGGCGAAGTCGCGTCGAAGACTCCGACCGATCTCGACGACAAGCTGGTCGACGTGCTCCGCGCCGTCGAGGCCGAACTCGGTCGGCAGCTTCGCCAGCCCGAGGTCCGTCTCGTGCGTTCGTTCGCGAAGACGCTGCACGCCGACCCGCGCTTCCCCGCGCGGCTCACCGCTCCGCTCCACGTCGTGAAGAAGGACAACGCATGAACGACGCTCTCCCGTTGCTGGCCGCGCTCGTGCGGTTCCGCTTCACGAAAGACCTGCTCGTCGACGACCCCGCGTCGCTGTCGCCGCGCGCGTACACCGCGCCGTTCACCTACGACCTGAAGCTGCCCGTCGCTCGTCTCGCCGTCGCCGGCGCGCACGGCGAGATCGTCGAGGTCCATGGACCCGAGGACGACGACGACTTCAGCGCAGTGCTCGACGAACTCGCGAAGGCGAAGGCCCCGCCGCCGCCCGCAAGCGTCGACCTGCCGCCGCCGGTGCCGACGCCGCCGACGAGCGATGCCGTCGTCGTCGCCGCCGCGAAGGCTCTCGAACCGGCAGCGCCGCCGCCGCCCGCACCACCGACGAGCGACGCTGTCGTCGCCGCGTCTCTTCTGAAGGAGTGAAACCATGCCCGCAGGAACCATCACGCTCACCGTCCTCGGTCCCGGTGCAGGCCCGGCCGGCCCGACGTACGACGAGCAGCAGTCGACCGCCGCCGGGAACTCGTTCGACAACAACGACGCGACCGTGCTCGTCTGCCGCAACACGAACGCGACCGCGCGCGTGATCACGTTCGTCGCCGACCGCTACGGCGCGGAGCGCACGATCATGACCGCGACGATCCCCGGCAGCGCGACCGAGAACGGCACCGCTGTCCTCGGCCCGTTTCCGAGCGACGTGTTCAACGATCACTCGACGACGGACTCGACGAAGCAAGGCCACGTCATGTTCACGCACAACGGCGTGAACGCCGACCTGCTCCTCGCGCCGGTGCGCGTGAACCGCGCGCTGATGCGTTGACGTCGACGACGTCGAGAGGTACGACGTCGACGCCGGAGACGGCGACAAGATAAGCGCAAAGGAAACGCCGCCCTCTCGGGCGGCGGTTCTTTTCACTCGCTCTCGTCGACGTCGACGATCGAAGGCCACGCCGGCGGGTCGACTCCGCTTCGCTTGAACATCGCGACGACCGATCGCGCGCGCCACGTCGGGAGCCTCATCTTTCCCTGCTCCCACCAGAGGACGAGGTTCGCCGAGACACCGAGCGCCTCGGCGACTTGACGCATCGTCCACCCGGCGGCGTTGCGCGCGTCGCGCAGCAGGGCTTGATCGTCTTCGAGGTACAGCGCCGACGAGCCCGCGCGGTCGAGTCGGTTCTCGATCGCCTGCATCCGCAACTTCAGGGCGGCGATCTCGTCGTCGAGGCTGGACGCCGGGCGCCGACACGAGTCGGCCTTCCTTGCCTTGCGTACTGCTCCCCGCTTTCCGTCAACAACCATCGCCCGTCCTCCGTTCGCTCGACGAGACCCCGCCTCTTCCAGCGGTCGATCGTCGTCCACGACAACGCCGCCCCGCTGCGCCCGGTGCACGTCGCGAGAGCGCGCGTCAGGTCAGACCCCGCGCGCCTCTTGCCGACGAGCGACGAGAACACGTCGGGTCGGCCGACCATCAGTTCTGCTCCGACTCGTCGCCGACGAGCGAGACGGCGACCTTGCTTTTCCGGCGCGCGGTCTTCTTCGCCGGCACCGTCGGCTCCTCGTCGTCGTAGCTGACGGCGCGAGCGTCGATCACGTCGGCGATGTCGATCTGCGACGACGCGATCGACGCGGTGAGGTCCGCGCCGAGGTAGTGCCGCGCGACCGCGACGAACTGGTCGTCGGTCAACGAGCACTCGATCGTGACCGGGACTTCGACGCGCTCCGCGCGAGCGGCGATGCGCGCAACGGGCTTGCCCTTCGTCTTCGCGCCGACGAGCGAGACGACGTCGACGCCTTGCGCGTCGCGCAGCTTCACCGTCACGTCGCCGAGCGGGCGATGCCGCTTGCAGTCCTGCGCCACGGCGTCGTCCTCGGCCGCCGCCATCGCGCGGATCAAGAAGTCGATGCCGGGGAACAGGGCGGCGAGTTCTTGCTCGTGGTTCGACGCGTCCATCGCGAGCACGAGGACGAACGAGACGAGGCGCGGGGGGAGCGCCGCGCCGTCGTCGTTGTCCTTCCTCACGCTCTGCTCCTTGCCGCTGAACGACGCGATCCGAGCCGGTGCTTCCGAGATGACGAAACCCATGCGCTGCCTCCGTGTTGTGGATCGAAGGCTGCTCACGCTCGTCGAGCGGCGTCAACGAGACGTTGCGTTCGCGTCGTCCCTCGTTGCCTTGTCGACGAACGGAAGGCCGTTCTCCCGGCAGAGGCGGAGCAGGTCGATGCGCTTCATCTCACGGCCTCGCGTCTCGATCCCGATTGCAGCGAGACACGCACGCGCGAAGCCGTCGGTCGGGCAACCCGTCGACGGCCACGCGTTCGGGAATCGCTGGTCGATGATCAGTCGCTGCGGCGTTCGTTCGTCGTCGTGCATCGTGTCGATCGTACCTCGGCGCGCAGCTTCCGCACGGTGTCGACGCAGACGCCAGTGCGCGTCCTCACTGCTTCCGTCGACAGGTCCGGTTCGCGCTCGAGCAGCGCGCGCGCTCGACGTCGTCGATCCTCGACCGCCTCGCGCGCCATTCGTCGGTGACTCATCGAGCACGCTCCTTCTCGACTCTCTCGGCGGCGAGTTCCGCCGTCAGTCCGTGAACGATCGCGCGAAGGCGATCGACCTCGGCGCGCAGTTCGGTGATCGACGACGTCGCCGCACGCACGCCGTCGACGAGCGTCATCGTCGACGAGCACCCGAGCAGCGCGCGAGCGCGCCCGAGTTCGAGGACGTCGTTTGCCTTCGTCGTCATGCTCCCTCCGTGTCGTGCGGCGCGCGGTTCATCGACGCCGCTGTCGAGAACCCGTCGGGGTATCGCTGCCAGAGCTTCTCGATGTTCTTCGCCGCGACGCGTGACAGCGGGATGCCGAGGTGCCACGCGGCGACGGCGACGTACCAAAGCACGTCGCCGAGTTCCTTCTCCAACTTCACGACGTCGAGCGGGTGCCCGTGCCCGACGTGCTTCTTGATCAGGTCGACGGCCTCTCCCGCCTCGCCTGCGAGACCGAGACCGACGACGGCGAGCGCCGTCTTCGTGTCGGCGTTGTCGTTCGCGGTGCGTGCCGCCTTCACTTGGTAGTCGTCGAGATTCACTCTGTCCTCCTTGCTGCGATGAACACTGACACCGTCGCGAACGCGAGAGCGATCGCGTTCGCTTCGTCGAACAACTTCGCGCCGCGCGGAGTGCGAAGGCTCCGCTGCGTCGTCGCCTCCGCCCACGCAAGCACGCGCTCGTTCACCGCCTCGCGCGTTCGATCGCCGGAGTTCAATCCGAGGATCGAACGCCACGTCACCGGCTGCGGCTCCCATCGTGCGACGTCGCCGCGCTCTCGGTCGAACCACCGATCGGCGTGCGCGTCGACGACGCCGGCGGCGTAGCCGAGAGACCAGAGCGCGCCAGCGTTCGCGCGCCCGGCGGCGAGCGCCGCGTTGCTCACCGAGTACGGTGCCTCGCGCGCGTAGATCGAGACGCGCGGACGCGACACGCTCCACGCGTCCATCAGTCGAGCGACCGCGTCGCGCACGCCGTCAAGGCTCGTCGACGTCGTCGACGCGCAGCGACGGGTGCCGACGTCGAGTAGCGCGATCCCGGTACGCTTGCCGGGGTCGACGGCGAGAATGATCGGACTCTTCTCGTTGCGCGCCCGCGCCGCCGTGACGAACGACGCGGGCAGATCGATCGACGTCCTCATGGCCCGACCTCGGTCGTCGACTCGATCGTCGGCTCCTGCTTCTCGCGCAGGCGCGCGACCTCCGCGCGGAGCCGGTCGGCCTCGCGCCTGTAGTGCTCCGCCTCGCCCTCGGCCGCTTCGATCGTCGACGCGATCGACGCTCTCGCGGACGCGAGCGCCGCGTCGATCTCGTCCAGCTTCTTCTCGATCCTCTTCGTCCAGTGGCTCATCGTTTCTCTCCTGCCGCGCGCAGACGTTCCATCGTCGACGAGGACACGCGCCCCGCCTTGTCGACGTCGAACACGACCGCCGCGCACACCGCTCGCAGGCTCGCGTTCTCTTGTTCCATCGCTTCGATTTTCTTCGTGGCCTGACGAAGCAACGCTCGCAGCGCGCTCGCTTCGTCGAGGACTTGCTCGTTCGTCACGGTGCCTCCGGCGGTTCGTACCTGATGGGCTGGTCCTCGCCGTCGACGCGACCCCACGCGCCCCACCGAACGACGCCGCCGCCGCGTCGTCGACGTCGCGCGAAGAACTCGACGCCAACGGTCGCGAGATGCGACGACGTCGACTCGATCACCGTCCACGCCTCGCCGGGTTTCTCCGAGTGCTTCGACCGCGCGGCGTAGATCATCGATCGGCTACGTCGACCCGGAGGCGGAACGGACACGTCGCCGCGTCGGCAGACGACGAGGTGCTCGTGCTCGCATCGCGTCCACTGCCCGAGGCCGGGCTTCGCCGGCGCGACGTACATCGGCGACGACGGGCACCACGGCGTCTTGTCTCGGTACGCTTCGACGACGTCGACCTTCGCCCACACGAACTGCGCGCAGGGTCGCACGTCGAGCGCGCGGGCGAACTCGAAGAAGTCGCCGCGCATCATCGTCGCCGACGTCGCCCACACCCAGACGAGCGCGTTGCCATTCGCCTGCCACGCGCCGCTCTCGACGACGGCGCGCGCGATCTCGTCGGGACCAGAGAGCGGGTAGTGGTTCTCCGCTCCGCGTCCGCCGCCTCCGCGCTCACGGTTCCACGGCGGGTCGATCACTGCGAGGAACGTCACGGCGCACCGCCGATCGCTTCGACGATGTCGAACAACGCGCGCTGTCGTCCGTCGTCGACGAAACCGTCGAGCGACTTCAGCGTCTCGAACCACGCGCGCGCCGTTGCCCGCGCTTGCTTCTCGACGCGGTCGACGTACTCGGAGACCTCGTCGTCGGTGCGCGGGAGCCAGTACCCCTTCGGGTCGGAGAGGATGGGCACGCGGAGTTCGACGCGGAGATCGCGAACGACCTGCCGCACCTTGCGAAGCGTCGTCTCGTCGTCGGCCGCCGTCGCTTGCTCGCGCCAGTGACGACCGAGCATCGGGCACCGCTTCGCAAGGTCGCGCTGCGTGACCTTGCCCGGCGTCGTCGTCAGCACGTCGAGGACTTCGCGCTGTTCCTGCGTTGCGGTGTCGCGTGCTGCGTTCACGCGCGCCTTCACGCGTTCGAGCACCGTCGGGATACGGGAAAAGAGATCGTCCTGTTTCATCGGTCTGCCCCTTCGTACTCGTCGAGAAGCGAAAGCAACTCGTCGATGTGTTTGCGTAGGTCGTGACCCCACGCGATGTCGTCCTCCGTCGACGCCCACGGCGCGTCACGGTGTCTCTGTCGTGCGCGATCGAGCAGCGCCCGAGTGCTCTCGATCGTGTCGAGCAACCACGCCGGCGCGCGGCGCGGTGCCGGCTCGAACTTCGGCACGCGCAGGAAGCCGAGCCGGATCGCGGCGAGTAGCTTCCCGAGCGGAACGAGGTCTTCGTCGTCGAGGTCGTCGTCCTCGCCGGGCTCTCGCACGCGCGTCTCGATCAACGCGCGGCACTCCGCCGTCAGCTTCGCTCTCTCGTCGGCGTCCACGTCACACCCCGAACGGGTCGTCGTCGACGGAGACGGCGACGTTGTCGCGCCCGCGCTCGTCCGCCGCTGACAGCGTCGTCGTCGACGGGTCGTATCGCATCCATCCCGTCGTCAACGTCGACTCTGCACGGTTCTTCACGAGCCGCACGCGAGTCAGGTTCCGCAGGCCGGGGTCGTCGGCCAGCTTCATGCGGTCGAGCAGCACGATGTACGAGGCGTCCTTCGCGAACTGTCGCGTGTACGCGATGTCTGCCTCGGTCGGACCTTGGTAGTTCTTCGCCTTCAACTGCGCCTCGCGCGTGTCGGCAAGCTGCGCGAAACCGACGACGAGGACGTTGTACCGAGCGGCCATGCGGCGGAGCACCTTCGAGATGTGCGCGAAGTTCAGGTCATCGCGCGAGTGCCGCGTCGAGCGTTCGAGGTCTTGAACGTAGTCGATGAAGACGACGCGCACCGCGTTCCGCTTGACGTGACCGTGCACCTTCGACGCGAGTTCCTCGACGGTCATCGACTCCGTGTCGTCGACCCAGACGGGCAGACCGGAGACCTCGTTCGCCGAGTGTAGCAGCGACGAGACGACGGCGCGGTTGCTCCGGTCTGTTCGCTTGCGTGCGTGCATCTCGACGAGCCCAGAGAAGATGCGCGGTGCTTTCGTCTCGAAGGTGAAGAAGACGAGAGGCACGCCGGCGCGCGCCATCGTCAGCGCAACGTGCGTGCCGAACGTCGTCTTGCCGACGCCGGTGTCGGCGCCGATCAACAACACCGACCCGCGACGAGCGCCGCCGCGCATTGCTTGATCGATGACACCGAGGCCGGTCGCGATCCGCTCGACGACCTCCTCGTCACGCGTGAGGTCGGTCGTGTACTCGGCGGCGAGCGACTCCGCGTCACGAGCCCGGCGCGGTGTCGACCCGGCGACGATCGACTGCAACTCGCCCTCGGCCTCGGCGGCGATCGACGACGCCTCCGCGCCGTCTGCCGCCATGCGATCGATCTTCTCGGCGAGCTTCCTCATCCGACGCATCGCCGCACCGTGGCGCAAGCGTTCGGCGTACGCGCCGAGCGTCTCGTCGTCGACGCTCGCCCACGACGAGCGCATCGCCTCGCTGATCCAGAGCTTCGCGTCCTCGGCCTTCCATCCGTTCGCGCGCTGTAGGTGATCGGCGACGATCGCCGAGTCGGCCGCCCCGTACTTCTCGAAGCAAGCAAGCGCCGCCGACCAGATCGAGCGGTGCTGCTCGCTCTCGAACTCCGACGCCGACACGCCGGCGCGCACGAGTCGTTCGAGCATCGCGACGTCACGCATCGCGCAGCCGATCACGCGCTCTGCGAGCAGCGCTTGTTCCAGTCGTCCTTCGTTGATCTCGTCCATCGTCATGTCCCCTTGGTGAGTTCGATCTTCCGTCGCCATTGTGCGACTAGGTCCGTCGCGTCTGCGTCCGTCATCGTCGGCAGTCGCTCCTCGATCTGCGCGCGCGCGATCGGGTCGATGCCGCCGATCTCGACGAGCATCGCGACGAGCGCGTGCTTCCCGTCCTTCGTCTGCTCGTACCGAGCGGCCAGCGAGCCGACGTGCTTCACAAGCGTCTGGAAGGACAGGTCGCCGCGCGACTTCCACCACGCATCACGCGCGGCCGCGACGATCGCCTTCGCGAGGTCACTCGGCCGCACGCCAGCCGTGAGAGCGGAGCCGATGACGGAGATGTCACCGACGACCCAGACAGCCGCCGACGCCTTGAAACATCGACGACGGAGATGGGTCAGGAGGTGCATCAACCGCTCGCGCTCGTCGCGTCCCAGCACGCGTCCGTCGAACGAACCGCGCAAGAGTTCGCGGGCCTCGTCGTCTGTCACCGCCGCCTCGGCACCGTAGGTGCGCGCGGCCTTCTTGTTCTGCTTCACCGGCGCTTGCGTCGTGCGCCGGCGGTCGCCTTCGTCGAGCACGTCGACGGCGACGACGCCTTCCAGCTTCAGAGTCGTTCCGTCTTCGAGAGTGACGAGGACGCGCGCCCGGCGCTCCTCGCCGAAGAAAAGAGTGCAGGGCATCGCGTCCTCGTCGTGTTGGATCAGAAGGGCAGGTCGTCGTCGTCCGCCGGCGCGCTCTCAGGCGCACCGCTCGACGGCTTCGATCCGCCGCCGGGCTTGCCCTCACCGCCGCCGCCGAGGAACTGCACATCGAAGGACACGACGCGCGTCATGTACTTCTTCTCCTTCGTCTTCTCGTCGACCCACGACGACGTCTCCAGACGACCGTCGACGAAGACCGAGCGCCCCTTCGTCAGGTACTTGGCGCAGTTCTCAGCGCCCTTCCCGAGCACGCGCACGGCGACCCATTCGACCTTGTCCTCCCAGTTGTCGCCGACCTTGCGGCGCTGGTTCACGGCGATGTTCAGATCGCACCACGAGTTCTTCCCGTTGTTCTTCAGTTCGGGGTCTTTCCCGAGGTTGCCGATCAGCTTCACGTTGTTCAGTCCAGCCATGTCTCTCTCTCCTTGTGTGCAGTCCGCGACGTCGCTACCGTAGCGGCGCGCGGTGTTCGTCCCATCGCGTTTCGTGGTCACGGACCCCGCCCGGTGTTGCCCTCGCCGGGCGGGGTCAATCTTTCAGGCGGCGTCGCCTCTGCCGTCGACGAGCAACGACAACGCGAGCGAGAGCGCGCGCTTCTCGACGTCGTTCATCCCGGCCTCGTGCTTCATCTTCCGCTGCTCGTTGTACCGGGAGCGGCCGAACATCCGCAGCGGCAGGTCGTCGGCGAGGCGCGGCTTCCACCTCGCCACGACCGCCGACATCGACGCGATGTCGTTCGCGCCGCGCATCTCGCGCAACGCCTCGACGAGGTTCTCGGTCGACTCTGCCGGTGTCTGCATCGACGGCTCGTCGCGTGCTGCCTCTCGCAGCGTCGGCATCGCCGTCGGTGTGGACGAGACGACCGTTGCCGTGCGCGGGCCGGTCGGCGGTTCGGGGTCTCCCTCGACGTGCGGCATGTATGGGTCCGCCTCGACGGGTGCCTCGGCTCTCGGCGGGAGCGCCTTCTCGACGCGCGCGACGACGGCGGACTCGGTCACGCGTTGCGCCCGATCCTCCGACGACGCCTGCGCCATCTCGTCGCTCGTGTAGAGGCCCGACAGTTCCTGCGGGAACGCACGACGAAGCGCGACGGACTCCGCGCACTTCGCGAGCATGACCGACGGCAGCTTGCCCCACAGACCCATCGGCGATCCGTCGCGGGTCGTCTGGCAATACTCCGTCCAGAGCGCGATCCCGACGAGCGGTTCGACGAAGTCCTTCCGCAGCACCTCGATCTTCGCCGCGCGCGGCGGTGACGACGAGAGCCACACGTCGACCCACTTGCCGTCGTCGCCACACCAGAACGGACCACGCTGCCCGGCGTAGCGCGTTGTCCTCTCGGCAATCGAGCGGAACCCGTCGATGCCGAGCTGGATCGTCATCACCTCACGACCCTCACGCTTGTCGTACCGCTTCACCGCGTAGACCTGCTTGGCGAAGGGATCGAGGCCGGTGCGTCGGCAGACCTCAACGAACAGGCCGAACTCCGGCATCGTCAGACCGCGCGCGACGGTGTCGCGGAGCAGACGCATCTTCTCTTCGCCGATCTCCTTCGCTGCCTCGACGATGTAGTTCGGCACCTTCGTCGTCATCGCTTCGTTCTCACTCATCACTCGTCTCCCTTCGTGGTGACGCGCAGCGCGCGTCCGGTGACGACGCTGCGGGTGTTGCGCTCCGCAGCGTCGAGGATCGAGCGCGCCATCTTCGCGCGCTCCGGTTTGTCTGACGTCGACTCCGCACGCGCGAGCGCGAGCACCTCGTCGACGAACGCTCCCTGCGACAGCTTCGGCGTCGTCTTGCCTGCGCTGTAGGTCGCGCGCACTCGTTCGCTCTCGATGCCGTAGCGGTCTCCGACGGCCTCGATGATCTTCGCGCGCATCCGCTCCTTCGCTGCCTCCGCGTCCTTGAAGAACACGTCGGCGGCGACGTAGTCCGCGAGCAGCACTTCGAGCGGGTCGCCCGGCTCTACGCGCACGACCTCCTTCGACGCTTGCGGGCGCTTGACCTGCTCCGCGAACGCGCGCCAGTCGTCGGCGCTCGCCGGCTCCGGCGAGACCTCGGCGACGAGGTGATCGTTCACGAACTTGTCAAGGCCGGCGAGGATGCGTTGCTGCACTTCCTCGTCGGAACGCACGACGAACTCGACGAGACCGCGACCGGGAATCAGTGCCGCGACGATCGCTCGCGTAACGTAGCCGCGACCGCTGTCGACGAGAACCTTATGCATCGCCGCCAACTGAAGCTGCACCTGCACGAGGTACTGCGGCGGGATCGCCGACGTGCCTTCCTCGCCCCACTCTGCCGACAGCTTCGACGGTGGCCGGTACGACGCGAGGCCCGTCGTCTTGATCTCGACGACGACGGCCTCGCCGGGATCGAGCGCGTGCTCCCGACGGAAGCCCGGCGACAGGTCCTCGCCAAGCAACACGCGATCGGGAGACACGCGCAGCCACGGACGAAGGACACCGCGCACGGTCTCCCATCGGCGCGGGCGTACGTCGTTCCTCGCGGCGAACGCGTCGGCGATCGCGTGCTCGACGAACGTCCCGAGGAACGTCGCCTCGTTGCCGCCGCCACGCTCGACGAGTCGCATCTTCTCCGCCCAGAGTCCCGCCGGCGACTTGTACGGCGACAACCCGATCGCCGCCGCCGCCTCGCTTGCTCCGATCTCGACGTCTTCGATCTTCATTCCTCACCGTCCTTCTCGTCGACGTTGTCTGCGGCGCCGCTGCTGCCGGGGCACCCGGCGTCGACCCACTCGATCAACGCCGCGCGCGTGAACCGGTAGCCGCCGCCGCCGGTCGACGATGGGATCAACGCGCAGCGGAGACCGCCGCGCCGTGCCGCTCGTGCGAGCAGCTTCTTCGAGAGCCGGACGAACGCCGCAGCGTCGTCAAGGTCCATCACTTCGTTCATCGGTCCATCTCCACGGCGACGTCGTCGCCTGTTCGCACGACGGCCTCGGCGAGGCGGGCCGCCTCGTCGAGCGTCGAGAGTTCTTCATCGGGCAAGAGCGGCCAGCGTTCGATGCGTCCGCGCTCGACGCCGTCGACGAGCAGAACGATCGACGTCGACAGGACGTGCGTCTCCTCGACGGGGTCGAACATCATCTCGCTGTCGAAGCTGATCGTGACGCGAACGCCGTCGACGACGGCGATCACGCTCGCTCCGCTCACCGCGATTCGTTTCCATCCGCGCGACGACAACGTCGCGATCACTGCTGTCGCCTGCATCAGTTCACCTCGTGGCTTGCTTCGCGCTGCACCCGCAGCGCCTCGGTGTGGATCATCTTTCCGATCTGCACTCCGACGTCGGAGAGCACGACCGCGAGCGCGGTACGGTCGCCGCGATCGCACTCGTTCGCGAAGTAGAGCAGCGCAAGCACCGCCTGCGCCGCCGTCGCAACGACGAGCGCCTCGGGGCTTGTCCTGTCGCTGCTTACGATGTCGGAAAACTGAGATAACACGCGCAGCGCGTCGGCCTCGATCTTCGCTTTCTGTTCGTCGGTCAGTTCTCTCATCTCGTCCTCCCGCCGCTCACGCGCGGCTTCGACAGCGCGAGGCGAACTCACGCGGTCGAAGCGGGGCGCGAGCCCCTTGCCGTCACCGGACCTGCTTCACGTCGCCGGTCGACGACATCGTCCAGACCCCGTCGAGCCAGTCCTTCGACTCGCCCACGCCGTCGACGAGCACGGCCTTGAACGAGCCGCCGCCGCGACGAAGCAGGCGCAGCGTCTCCGGCGTCGGGTCCGCCCACTGCCCATCGGTCACGATCAACGTGTCGACGCGCGCGCGCTCGTTCGCCGTCAACGCACCGACAGCCGCGCGCATCGCGCCGACCGCGTCGGTCCCGCCGTACGCCGGCAAGAGCAACGCGCGCACGGCGTCGGGCAAGCCGCTCCCGTCACGCTCGACCACGGCGCGCGCCGCCGGGCCGTCGTCGAACGCGACGACCACGACGCGGCGACGCTCGCCGAGGGCGCGCAGGATCGCGCCCATCGCGAACGCCCGCGCCGACCGCTGCCGCGCGCCAGCCATCGACCCCGAACGGTCGACGAGCAGGACGAAGTCGCCGGCCTCGGCGGGCTTGTCGCCGGCGCGCGAGACGACGAGCGCCGCGCCTTGCTCCGCACGCGACAGCACGTCGAGGCGAGCGACGCCGCCCATCGACAGGAGCAACATCTCCGACGACGCCAGCGAGAACACGTCGCGCCCGGCGTCGACGCCGAGGACGTCGAGCCGCCCGCCGTCACGAAGCCCGGTGCGCTTCGCCGCCGCGTCCTTCGAGCGGCCGACCTGACGGAGCACTTCGCGAACGTCGGCGCTGTCACGAACGAGGCGCAACAGTTCCTCGTCGATGTCGCCCTCGACGCCGTCGCCGCCGACACCGACGCCGGCGAGCAACGCGACGGCCTCCGCCATCGCCTTCGCCTCCTTCGCCGCCTTCGCAACGGCGACCGCGACCTTCGCCGCCTGCGCCTTCGCTGCGCCTTCGAGCATCGCCCGACGCCCACGAGCCTGCGCCGCCGCGACGTCGGCGGCCTTCGCCGCCGCACTCGCCGCGTCGAACTCGTCGCGCGCGTCCTTCGCCGCCGCGTCGTCGCGCTCGTCGTTCGCTTGCGTCATGCGCTCCCATGCGGCCTGCGCCGCTTCTTGCGCGCGCCGCGCCGCCCGGTCGAGCGAGCGCGGATCGGCCGACGAACCGCCGTCGGGCATCCCGTCAACACCGAGCGCCTTCGCGACGGCGTCGAGCAGCGTCGCCGTCGTCGCCGCCGCGACGACCCGGTGAGAGCGCGAAGCCTCGACGGCCTCGTTCCAGTCGGGCGACGTCGTCAGCGCATCGGTCGCGCGCAGCGCCCACGAGTCGGGCGCGGTCACGGTGCGCGTCGCGTCCTGCGGGCGGTACAGGCGGCCGAACGCTTCGCGCCCGAACGACTGCCACTCCGCGATCTTCGACGCGTGCTTCGTCGCCGCGTCTCCGAGTTCGTCGTTGCTCCTGTCGAAGGCGCGCGCCGTCGTGGCGCTCACCCGGTAGGTCAGGTCTCGCATGGTCGTCCCTCACTTCGTGCGGAAGGCGGCGATCGTCGCCGCGTTGCAGGCTTCGTTCGTGGTCTTCACGCGGGCGCGGACGATGTCGATCGCCGGCTTCGCGTTCGGGTTCTCTCGTTCGAGTCGGTCGAGGTCTGCGGTCAGGTCGTCGAGCACGTCGGCGACAGCGCCCAGTGCCTCCTGCCGGCGGGCCTTCGTCGAGAGGGTCGACGACGCGCGGATCGCGGCGTCCTGTTCGGCGAGCACCTTCCCGATCTTCGTCAGGTCCGCGTCGACCTTCGGCATCGCTGCCTCGACGGCGGCATCGACGGCGGCGCGCTGATCGAGTCGTCGCCACGCGGTGTGTCGCGCGACGTCGACCGAGGCCGCGCCGACTTCGGCGTGCCCGTCGAGCCACGCGCATACCTGCATCAGGTCGATCGTCGCCTGAAAGCGCCGGTCGCTGACCACGATGCCCTTGGAGCGCAGCGACGACACGACGGCGTCGAGCGCGTCGATCGCCGCGTCACTAATCGGCAGCGCGCGAGCCTCAGCGCGAGCGGCGTCGAGGTCGGCGAGCGTCGCGACCTTCGACGGACGCGGCGGCAACTGGCGACGAGCGAGTGCGCGCCGGTTGACCGGGTCGGCGACCGGCTCGACGCAGAGCGCGACGAGGAATCGATCGTAGAAGGCGTCAACCTCGCCCGGCTCCGGTGTCTCGTTCGACGCCGCGACGACGAAGCGCAGCGGCGACGCGTGCTCGCCGGCGTCGTCGATGTAGGTGCGTTCGTTGACGAGCCGGAGGATCGAGTTCAGGACGACCGAGTTCGACTTGAACACTTCGTCGAGGAAGCCGATCACTGCCGACGTCAGCTTGTGCCGCGTCCGCAGGACGCGTTCGCCGGTGTCGCTCCATCGCTTCAGGTCCGGCGCGCCGATGATCTCGTCGGGCGTCGTCGCCTTCCCCATGAGGTAGCGGAAGCACTCCGCCTCGATGGCCGAGGCGAGCGCCTCGGCGAGGTACGACTTGCCGGTGCCGGGCTCACCGAGCAGGAGCGCGTGGTGGCCGGCGATGGCGCACGCGACGAGCAGGCGAGACTCAGTCGAGCGTTCGAGCACGGCGGCGTTGAGCGCGTCGATGAGGTCGATCATGCGCTGACGCGGCGAGGACGGAGACGACGGGACGATGGCGATCTTCTTCATGGTGCGGTTCCTTTGTTCGGGTACGTCGACGTCAAGGCGGCGTCGACGAAAGGTGGGGCGGGCGGGCGTCGAACCCGCCGATGGGAGTCGACGCGCAGGGGAGTCCCACGCCGACAGCCCATCCTCCGAAGCGCCCCATGTTCGCCCCGTATCGCCGGGGCAACGCGGCCGTCGTCAACCGACGAGCGAAAGGTCATCTAGAACGCGGCGGCTGCTCGCCTCGGCAGCGGCGAGCGCGTCATCCATCGACGCCGTCGCCGCACCCAACACGCGGGCGAGAGCGCGACCGCGACGACGAAGCGCCTCGATCTCTTCGAGCCGCTCGAAGACGGCTCGCGCCTGCGGCTTGCCCTTCCCGGTGTTCGACATGAAGGCAGCCATCCTCTCGCTCGCCGCCGTCGCCGCCGTCGCGATCTCCTGCGCGTCACGAAGCAGCGACTCTTCGGCGGCGTCGCGTACGTTGTCGGCGCGGCCAGCGAGCACGTCGAGGACGCTGAGCCGGTAGCCGGCGGCGCCGAACACGTCGCGCAGGCGGAGGCGCTCGACGATCTCGTCGCCGTCGCGCGGCACGAAGTAAGTTCCGCCGCCGTTCAACGAGAACCCGCCGAGGCCGACGAGGACGCCGATCAAGATCGACGACACGTCCTGCGCGGTCAGGGCGGAGCGTTCGAGGTCGTACCGCTCGACGAGGTCGTCGACCGCGTCTTGCTCGACATCGTCGAGGCCGGTCGGGACGACGACGACGCCGGTGCGCTCGTCGTGGACGAGCGTCCATCGCGCCCGCGCGACCGCGTCGCCAAACGTCGTCGTCCCGTCGACGCGCTCGTCGCCGACGAGCACGACCGGGACGAGGTGCTTCGCCGCCTTGTCGGGCGTGCCGCGCCGCCACGACAGGCCGTCGGCACTCTTGCGCTGGCGAGCGATCGAGCGGGTCATCGCGACCGACGGCTCGACCGGGTCGTGAACGATGCCAGCGAGCACGCCGGCGCGGGTCTCGTGCAGACGTTCGCGATCGAGCGGTGAGGCGAAACCGTCGACGCAGTCGTCGCCGTCGCCCGCGCCGCACGTCGGGCAGACGAACGAGCGGCGCGCGTCAAGGACGGCAGCGCGCAGCGTGCGTGCGTCGACGCTGACGGCGTGCGCCGACCAGCAGACGACGGAGCCGACGCGATCGGAGGCGAGCGGTGCTGACTGTCTGATGTCGTTCTTCATCGTGGTCTCCCTGTGTCGGCATCCATCATCAGGACGCGCCGCCCGACGTGGGCGTGCCGTGCGCGTCGAGCGGGCGTCGCCCGCTTTCGGTTCAGACCTTCGTGATCGTGATCGTGTCTCCGGCGATCACGACGCGGACCTTGTCGACGGAGCGGAACTGCTCCGGGAGCGTGAGGTGCAGGACCGCGCGACCGCCGGGCTTGCTCACCGTGCAGAGGCGCTCACCGTCACCGAGGGACCGACCGCCGCCGGTCGTCGTCGTCGGCGCGGGCTGCTCGTCGTGGACGGCCTTCAGGTCGTCGTGCATCGACCCGCCGGCGACGACGAGCGACATCGCGATCTTGCAGGCACCGGCGCGGATTCCCTCCGGAAGCTCCGCAAGTGCCGCACGAAGCGAGTCGCGACGGTTTCCGTCTCCGGTCGCTGCGGCGAGCAGCCGGTAGCCGTGCGCCTTCGTGGCCTTCGTCGCACCGAAGAACTTGGCGCGCGCCTCGTCACGCTCCGTCGTCGGAGCCGTGAGCGCATCCGCCGACGCGCCGCCGTCGATCGCGTCGAGCGTGGCGAGCGCCTCGACGAGCGCGGCGCGCGGGGCGACGGGCGCGGCCTCGACGACCGGGGCCGCCGTCGCCATCTCGATCACCTCGGCCAGACCGGCCTCGTACTTCGCGATCGCCTCGCTGAGTTCGTCGCAGTCCTTCGAGGTCGGCTTCTTCGACTTCGTGAACGTGAACTCCGGCAGCGTGTAGGCGTGCATCACGAGCGCGTGGTAGCGGTCGGTGACCTTCGTCTTCGAGGCGGTCGTCGTCGTGGTCTCGGTATTGTTCGTGGTCGTCATCGTTGCTCCCTGTTGTGCCCGTCCGTGGGCCTCGGCGCGCATCGAACAGCGCGCGACGTCGTCGACGCGGAATGCGTCGGGCGATGCCGGGACGTTCGCCGCCCCGTTGCGTTCTCGTCTCGATCTCTCACTCGGCGATCTGCGCGACGTAGCGTGCGCAGCACGAACCGACGGCGCGCATCCCGTCGATGTAGGCGATCGCGGCCTTCACCGTGCGGAACCGGCGACCGTAGACGTGACCGTCGAAGTTACGGACGACGACGAAGCTGATCTTGTTGGTGTTGTTCTTCATAGCTTTCTCTCCCTGTTGTGCTGTCGCGGTGTTGCGCAGCGACCGCGACGCGAGCGGTGCTCACGTCGTCGTCGCTGCGCCCGATGCCTCGTCGACGTCGTCGCGTTGAACGAACCCCGCCCCGTGGGCGCGTCGTCGTCGCTTCGATGTCGTCCGCGCATCGGGCGCGGCTTTCTGTTTTCTGCTTCCCGGTCTGTCCTCGCCGGCTACGCGTTTCCGCGCTCCTGCTCCGACCGGGTCTCTGTTCAGCGGGGGGTTCCGATCTGTTTCACCGGTCCCGACGTCCGCCTGCTTTTCGTCGACCGCGTCAACCGCAACCGACTCAGCAACCGTACGCGACCGACGTTCGCCTGTCAAGCGACCGCTCGCCGCCCGACGTTCGACCGCCGGAAAGCGCGTGTTTTCGTTGGCTTAGGGTGTCCCGCCGTTTCCGGATCAGCCGGGCGGCGGTGAAAAAAAGAACGCCCGCCGTGCGGATCGCGGCGGGCGAATCCCCCCTTGACGTGCCGGGGGTTGTTGTGGCCTGCGTTTAGCGCGTCCTGACGAACTCCGGCCCGCGCTTGCCCGGCTCCGGTAGGCAGAGGAGTTCGGGTCGTCGAAGCGGCGGGCGCGACCACGACGGTTCCCACGTCGCGAGTTCCTCGTCCTGCGGTACGCGAACGAGAACGCCCGCGGAAACGTCGTCGACGACCCTGTTCAGGAGACGGACGCCGATCGGGAAAAGCTCTCGACGCCAGAGGGACGACGCGTCGTCGTCGGGACGAACGAAGCACCATTCCTGCGCGGCGACGTCTCCGCCGTCGACGTTGTCGGAGAGCCAGTAGACGCTCCCGCCGGCGACGCGGTCCCGCATATGGATCGTCCACCTCACGGCGTCACGTCCTCGGTGAAGCGGGAGCAACGACGGATGGTAGCCGACCGCCCCGAACCTCGAACGCGCGCGCGTTCTCCGTCCGACGAAGTCGTGCGAGTGCGCGCAGACGATGAGGTCGACGTCGTCTGGGAACTCGTCGGGCGTGACGGTGCCCGACGCGCGCCAAGGGAGATCGAGCAGCGACGCCGTCGCACGCGTTCGGTCCTCGCGTCCGTCCTCGTCGTTCGGCGGCGACACCACGAGCGCGATCTCGTGACGCTCGACGAGGGATCGAAGAACTCCCCCGCCGAAGGAGCGTTGCCCGAACAGCGCAACCCTCATCGCTCTCCGCCCCGATCGCCCATGTAGCGAAACCCCTGCACCGCGCGAAGGTGTCCGCCGAACCACGAGCCGCCGGCCGCCGCCTGCTTCGCGCCCATGACGACCTTGCGACCGCGCAGAATCCCCGAGGCGACGGCGGCCTTCTTGTTCGTCGAGCCGTTGTTCGCGAACAGTCTCTCGGAAACCTGAACCCACTTCCTGTTCCGTCGAAGCGCGGCGGCAAGGCCGGGATGCGAGGTGTGAAACATCGTCGTGATCCGACGACCCGTCCTGCCGAGACCGTCAAGCTGAAGCTGGCAGACGTGATCGAGGAAGCGAAGGCCGACGCCTGCACCCTGCCATTCCGGCATGACGACGAGTCGACACGCACGCGCCTCGAACCTGTCCCTGCCGAGTGCCATCGTCCCGACGGCGAGGTGGCAAACCGGCTCGCCGTCAACCGCGCCGACGTAGCACTGCGCCCCAACCATCTTCGGAATCTTTAGATAGTGATGCGGCTCAAAAAGCGGCCAGTAACTCCAGTCTGTCGCGAACACCTCAACGTCGAACTTTGGTCGCCGAAGTGACCTCCGCTGAAAGAGTCTCGTCTGCGTGTCGAAGATCCAGTCCGGTTCGATCCACTCAAGCACGTCGTAGTGACACGTCAGGAGAACGGCCTTCCCGCCGGTTCGACGCCACGACTTCTGAAACGCGAGCGCGCCGAACTTCGCGATCTGCCGATCGACGACGGACGTGAACTCGTCGACGACGACTCGCTCCGGTTTCTCGCAGACGAGGCGCGCGAGATCGGCGCGGAACTTCTCGCCGTTCGACAGGACTTCGTACGGTCGAAGCCACGACGGCACGTTGCCAAGGCCGACGGCGGCAAGCGCCGCCGTGACGTCGTCGAACTTCCCCTCCGGTGCTATCTCGTCGACGATCGGAACACCACCTCGCCACGTCGGCGCGTGGATCGCACCGTCGCCGAACACGCGACGGCCGATCGACGTCTTGCCCGAACCGCTCGGGCCGACGACGACGCCGATCGACCAGCCGTCGTCCTCGATCGGCAGGTCCGCGTCGATCGAGAAGTTCGCTCCGCTCTCGACGTTGAAAAGACTCTTGACCCGCGCCGACCTGTACGACGAGAAGTCGGTGCAGTTGTTCCTCACGCTGACAAGCATTGATCAACCCCTTCAGGTCGCGACGACCTTGCAAGAGAAACCCTCTGCGATCATCCGATCGTAGACGTCGCGCTGTTCTTCCTCGCTTCCGCAGAGAACGATCACGCCGAACTGTCCGACGTGCTTCGAGTCGGACGGAAGTCCCGCCGTTGGATCGCCGGCGGAGAGCGCGAGCAACGTCTCGATCTCCTGCGACGAGAAGCCGACCGCGTCGACCATCGTCGAAGGAATCCCTTCGAGGAGTTCGGCGAGCACGTCTCGATCCCACGACGAGAGATCGGAGGTTCGGTTGTCCATGATGGCAAACGCGCGCGCGCGCGCTTCGTCCTCGGTGTCGAACGTGACGACCGCGATCCTCTCCCATCCAAGTTCTCGCGCCGCTTCGAGCGTGCCGTTGCCGGCGATGACGGTTCCGCTCGTCAGGGCGACGATCGGCTTCTGCTGCCCGTACGTCGAGAGCGACGTCTTGATCGTGTCGATGCTCCGGCGCTCGTGCTTGCGGGCGTTGCGCTCGTCGAGACGCAGCGAAGCCGTCGGGCGCGCGAGCGGTTCGAGAGCGGGGTTGATCTTCGACGACGCCTTCGCAGGCGCTTCGTCGGTGCTAGGCTTCTTCTTCACAACGGACCTCCATCAACAACATGGCTACCACATCGAAACGCAAGCCGACGACGAAGAAGAAAGCGGCGACGACGAAGCCGCTTGGTCATCGTCCGCCGTTGTTCGTGATCGATCCGTCGATCATGCGCCGCATCGTCGACCTCGTGCGCGCCGGGAACTTCCCCGACGTCGCCGCGCAGGCGGTCGGCATCCATCGCGATACGTTCTACTCGTGGATGAAAAGAGGCGGAGAACTGCGTCGGCTCGTCGCGACTTCGGGATACACTCCGCGAGGATACGAGGTCGATCTTGTGTCCTTCTCCGACGACGTCGAGAAGGCAGCGGCAGAGAGTGAAGCCCGCGACGTCATGCTGATCGGGAAGGCAGCGGAGAAGGACTGGAAGGCAGCGGCGCATCGACTCGAAAGACGGCACCGCTCGCGATGGGCGAAGGACAACGTCGAGGCAGGTCGCCACGCGTTCGATGGCGGCGAGGACGACTCGCTCGACAACGCCGTCGAGGCTCTTGCGTCCGCGCTCGACGCGATGGCAGCGAGACGCACGCGATGAGAGCCGACGACCTCGCCGCGCTTCGCGAGCGCCTGCTCGCTCTCGACGACGCCGATCGACGCGCGCTCCTGCGTCGCCTCGGTCCTGCGACCTGCGCGCGCCTCCGTCATGCGTGGCCGTTCTGGGCGCGACCGGAGCAGCGACCGCCGCCGGGCGCGTGGCGCTTCTGGCTCGTCATGGCGGGGCGCGGGTTCGGCAAGACGAGGACGGGCGCGGAGTGGCTGCACGAGCGCGTGAGGTCGAAGCAAGCGAGGTACATCGCCCTCGCCGCGCGCGACGCCGGCGACGCTCGCGACGTCATGGTTCTCGGTCCTGCTGGCATCCTCGCGACGAGTGATCCGCGCGGGCGTCCGCACTTCGAGCCGTCGAAGCGTCGCGTGACGTGGCCCGGCGGAGCGACTGCCACGATCTTCTCCAGCGACGACCCGAACGCCGCGCGTGGTCCGCAGCACGACACCGCATGGCTGGAAGAACTCGCCGCGTGGAAGCCGACGACGCGCGACGAACTGCTCGCGAACCTCGACCTCGGCCTGCGTCTCACCGCGCCCGACGGCTCACCGCCGCGCGCGATCGTCACGACGACGCCGCGACCGATCGACACGCTGCGCGCTCTCCGCGCCGCACCGTCGACGTCAACGACGACCGGCAGCAGCTACGCGAACCGCGACAATCTCGATCCGTCGTTCTTCGCGAAGCTCGTCGAGACCTACGAAGGCACGCGACTCGGTCGACAGGAGATCGAAGCCGAACTCCTCGACGACGTCGAGGGTGCGCTCTGGACGAGCACGACGATCGACGCCGTGCGCGTGAAGGCCGCGCCCGAACTCTCGCGCGTCGTCGTCAGCGTCGACCCGGCGGCGACGTCGTCGACGCACTCCGACGAGACCGGCATCGTCGTCGTCGGCCTCGGCGTCGACGGGTGCGCGTACGTCCTCGACGACCTGTCCTGCAAGCTGCCGCCGCGAGGATGGGCGCAGCGCGCGGTCGACGCGTACGAGGAGCATCGCGCCGATTGCATCGTCGCCGAGGTCAACAACGGCGGCGAGATGGTGAGCGAGACGATCGCATCGGTGTCGCCGCTCGCCCACGTCCGCACCGTGCGCGCCGCGCAAGGCAAGCGCGCGCGAGCGGAGCCGGTGTCCGCGCTCTACGAGCGAACGCCGCACCGTGACCCGCGCGTGTTCCACGTCGGCACGTTCCGCTCGCTGGAGAAGCAACTCACCTCGTTCACCGGCCTCGCCGGCGAGCGATCGCCCGACCGCCTCGACGCGCTCGTCTGGGCCGTCCACGAACTCCTGCTCGCGTCCGACGTGGCGTTCGTGTGAGTCGTCGACGCTTGTGCCGCGCGATCCTCGCGCGCGTCCTCGTGCTCCTCGGCTGGTCGCCGTCGAAGGCGAACCGCTACGCGCGCCTGCGCTGTCGGTGAAGCCGGCGCAACTTCGCCTCGTCGACGTCAAGGTGCGCGGCGTTCGCGAGCGCGAAGTTCGCCGGTGCTGGTTCAGGTCAAGGTGCTTCGCCGGAGCGCGCTTCGCGCGAGTCGGGCTGCGCCTGCCGTGATGCGCCGACAACGACGCTCGTCGAGCATCGTTCGGCTTCCATCCCGGCGTGATCGACGTGAGTCCGTTGCGGAGTACAGGAACCATCTCGCCGTCGGCTGCCTTGCCGTGGTTCCCGGCGACGACCTCGGGTGTCTTCGTTGACCCTTGTGTCGTCGTCCTCTGCTCGCGTTGTCGTCCCGCAAGCCTATGCCCGTCATCCGCTCACGTCGTCGTCGAGTGCCTCGACGCAGGCCGGTCTCGTTGTTCGTCTCGGTCGATCTCGATCCTGCCCGCCGCGCGCTCGCCGCGTCAACGCCCGATCGAGAAACGACGCGAGCGGCACCATGCCGCCCGCGCCCCCCGGCCCACCAGCGGGCTTGCCAGCCGCCTTCATCCGGGGACTCGCACCGTAGCGGCGCGCGTCTTCACGCGCCACGTCCGCGCCGCTACCCTGCCGCCATGCTCAAGAACCTTGTCGGCCAGACGTCGAGCACGACGGGCACCGGAGACCGCGCCCTCGACGGCGGCGCGATCCGCAACTGCCGCTCGTTCGCCTCTGCCTTCGTCGACGGCGACATCGTCAACGCGACGATCGTCGACCGACTCACCGGCGATAGCGAGGTCGGAACGTACACGTTCAGGAACTCGCCGCCGCGTCTCGTCGTCGTCGCGATCGAGACGGCGTTCGGGCCGAACGCGAGCGGGTCAACCTCGCCGGTGCCGTTCGTCGCCGGCACGCGCGACGTCCTCTGCGACGCGCCGGCCTCGATGCTTCAGCCTCCGAGTGACGCGATCGTCGTGACGTCGGAGCCGACCGGCTTCCCGAACCGCACCTCGACCACGCTCGCGTTCAACGGATCGACGCGCGTCTTCACGCTCGCGCCGGTGTCGTCGTCGTTCGACGTCTGGCTCGCCGGCATGAAGCGCACCTTCACGTCGTCGCTCACCGTCACGCTCACCGACACCGACGGTCTCTGGTACGTCTACGTCGACGCGACGACGGCGACGCTCACCGCGACGCAGACGTTCTCGATCTCGCTCATCACGACGCACGCTCTCGTCGCCGCGCTGTACTTCGACGCGACGAACGACGTCGCGATCTTCTTCGCCGACGAGCGGCACGGCCTCGTCATGGATGCGTCGACGCACGCCTACCTGCACACCACGCGCGGCGCGGCGTACGAGTTCGGCCTCGCGCTCTCCGGCCTCACCGTCGACGGCAGCGGCTCGCTCGCCGCGCACGCGCAGCTTGCGGTCGACGCCGGCGCGATCCGCGACGAAGACATCCGCGTCGACATCGTCGACGGGACGCCGCAAGACCTCGCGCCGATCGCGCAGGTCCCGGTCTTCTACCGATCGGGCGCGACGTCGTGGCGACGCAAGACCGCCGACGCGTTCCCGTTCATCTACAGCGGCACCGCCGGGTTCGTCGGCGCGAGCGGTCGCCCGGCGTACAACGACGGCACCGGCGGGAACTGGTCGCTCGTCGAGGTCGCCGAGAACAAGTTCTTTCTCGTCCACCTCTTCGCCTGCAACGACGTGAACGCGCCGATCCTCGCGGTGCAGGGGATCGCGCAGTACGACACGCAAGGCACCGCGCGAGACGGCGCGACGACGGAGATCAACACGCTCACCGGCCTGCCCTTCCCCGAACTCGTCGCCCTCGGGTCGGTCATCGTGCAGGCGTCGAGCGCGTACGCGAACACGCCGCGCGCGCGTTTCCGCTCGACCGACCTCGGCTCCACCTACGTCGACTTCCGCCCGCGCCGATGGGAGCCGTACGGCTGACAGACCGATCGGCGCAACGTAGAGTGAACCGCACCAAGGAGAATCAAGATGGCCGTCCGCATTGCAGACACCGTCCGCAACACTCGCATCGACGCAATCCGGGCGGCCATCGACGCTGGCGCGGGCGCGGGCCTGCTCCGCATCTACAGCGGCTCGAAGCCCGGCACGAAGGGCGGCACTCCGGCCGGCACGCTGCTCGCCGAACTGACCTGCGCCGATCCCTGCGGCTCGTCGTCGTCGGGCGTGCTCACGTTCACGACGCCGTTCAGCGACACGAGCGCGAACAACACCGGCACGGCGGCGTTCTTCTACTTGACCGACAGCACCGGCGCGTTCGTCGCCGACGGCGACTGCGGAACGAGCGGCAGCGACTTGAACCTCACGACGCTCTCGATCGTGTCGGGGCAGCCCGTGCAGGTCACGTCGCTCACCATCACCGACAGCAACGTCTGACGCTGAGGAGGTACCGTGCCTGACAACGTAGGCTACACACCGGGCACGGGCGCCACGATCGCTGCCGACGACGTCGGCGGCGCGCTCTACCAGCGAGTCAAGCTCGCCACCGGCGCCGATGGCGTCGTCGACGGCGACGTCTCGGCGGCGAACCCGCTGCCGATCGCCGCGCTGGGTGGCGAACTCATCGAGGTGCTTGAAGCAACGCGCATGGCCGTGCAGTCGTTGACGCGCACGATCGGCCAGACCTACCCAGATGCCGGCGGCCGTCAACGTGTGCTCCTTGATGCCATCACCGCGTCATTGACGCTCGCCACGATTACAACCGTGACGACCGTTTCGACGGTGACGAACCAGTCACAGATGGGCGGCATCGCGGCCAATGACCAGATTCCCGCGCTCCTGCGCATGACCGCAGACAACCTCCGACGAAACATCACGGTGACCTGATGCCAACGACGAACGGCAACCGAAAGATTCTCGACCTCAAGCGGTGGGAGATGATCGCTCCGACGCCTCAGGCGACGGCTGCGGCGCACTTCGTCGTCTCGTCGAGGCACTTCCGCCAGCAGCAAGTCCTCGTGTCGGGCAACACGGTGTCACACATCTACAACCCATCCGAGGACGGCTGGGTGCTGCTGCCCAACCAGAACCTCTCGGGGACCTTCGGCGCTGGCGCTTGTGGCGTGGGTGGCTCGTTCTCGACGGGTGCGACCACCGCCGCGTCCTCGCTCACGGCGACCGCTGGAACCACGACGTCAATCACGACGAACCAGACTCTCGCCCGTGACCTGCGCGGCTACAGTGTGTATTTCGTCGGCGGCACGAACGCTGGGAAGCTCAAGACCATCGCATCGAACACCATCGGCACGAACGCAGTGATCACGTTCACCGGCGCCGAGGCGGTGGCGTTCGACAACACGTCTCAGTACCGACTGATAACCCCTGTTTTCTACGTCATCGGCGCCGGCGCATTCGCCTCGGGATCGTTCAAGCGGTACGACTTCGCGACGAATACGTGGGTCATACTCGGCACAACCGGACTGCCCGCGTCGTGGGGTACCGAGGGCCGGATGGTTTCAACCCCGGCATGGATCGACTCGGGGTTCAAGAGCTTCGCAACGGGCACAGCGACCGCTGGCGCATCGACGACGCTGACGAACACCGGCAAGAGCTGGACCACGAACCAGTGGGCGAACTCGCAACTGCGCATCACCGCCGGCACCGGAGCGGGGCAGATCCGCACCGTCGCGAGCAACACCGCAACGGTCCTGACCGTCAGCGCCGCGTGGACGACGACGCCGGATGCGACGTCGCAATACTCGCTCGAAGGCAACGACGACTTCGTTTACCTGATGGGGAACAACGCCGTCACGATGTACCGCTTCAGCCTGAGCGGCAACACGTGGACGACGTTGTCCCCCACGGCGGCGCGCGGCGGCGCGCTTGCCATCGGTGGCGGTGGCTCGTGGGTGCACAGTGTGTCCGCTTCGGACTGGAACAACGAGAACGCCATCAAGAACGGGCGCTACATCTACAGCTTCCGCGGCGGCGCTGCGGTCAACCTCGACGTCTACGACATCGCGGCGAACACGTGGATTTCGCAGACCTATGCTCCTGCCGTCGATACGTTCACCACGGGCACGAAGTACGCCTATAGCAAAGACCGCATCTATCTCACGAAGGAAGCTACTGGCCGCTGGTTTGCTTTCGACCTCGCCGAAAACGCAATGCAGCCGTGGGGGACGATGCTCTATCCGCAGGGCGCCGCGATCCTCGGGGACACGTGCTTTAACGTGACCTACAGGGACGGCGCGACGGAGATCGATTATATCTATCTTTTGCTGAACACCTCGACGATCGCATTGCGACAGATGGTGATTTGATGCCTATCGACGTCGAAAGAGACATCCTGTTGATGCGCATCGCGACGTTGCAGTCGCTCCGCACCGCCGCGGAGAGGCTCGGCGACATCGAACGCATTGCCGCGCTCAACGCGCAGATCGAGGCGGCGCAGGCGGCCCTGCAAGCGGCGGGGGACTGAACCATGCTCCTGACACTGCTATCCCCTCAGGGGGCAGTGTCGGGCGTCCTCGCCTCGGGCGCCATTGCGCTCGGGTCCGTCACCGCGGCGGGCGACGCGAAACAGACCCACGTCGCGACGGCGGCCATCACCCTCGACACGGTGGCGGTCGCCGGCAGTGGACAGCAAACGCACGTCGCCACGGGCGCCATCTCTCTGAGCGCCGTGGCGGTCTCCGGCGCTGGCCGACAGACGCACGTCGCCTCGGGCGCTGTCGCGCTCGCCTCCGCGACGGTGTCGGGCGCGGGACGACAGACGCACCTCGCGTCGGGAGCGATCGCGCTCGCGTCCGTGTCGACGTCGTCGTCGGCCTCGCCCGTCGTCGCCGCGAGCGGTGCCGTCACGCTGGCGTCGGTCGCGGTGTCCGGAACGGCGATCGTCGGTGGCGTCTCGGCGACCGCGTCGATCGTCCTCGGATCGGCGGCGGTGTCGGGCACCGGGTCGCCCGTCCTCACCGCGTCAGGTTCGCCGTCGCTGGCGTCGGCGTCCGTCGCAGGCGCGGCCTCGCCCGTCGTCGCGTCGACCGGCGCGCTCGCTCTCGCGTCGGTCACGTCGACGTCGACGGCCTCGCCCGTTGTCGTTGGCGCGGGCGCGGTGTCGCTCGCAACTGTCGCCGTCGTTGGCGTCGGCTTCGCGGAGCAGGCACCGGTCGACGGCTACTTCTGGCAGCCGGCGGCGGGCGGCGTTATCGCGGGCGGCGTCGTCGCCGCGTCCGTCGTGCACGTCGGCGACGCGGTCGACCCCGACGCGCTCGCGCTCGACGTCGCGCGCGTCGGCCTCGTCGTCGACCCCACCGCGTCGTCCGCCGTTGTCGATCTCGCGGCCTCGTCGCTCGCAGTCGACGTGCTCGCCTCTGGCGTCGACGTTAACGTCGCGTCATCGTCTCTCGTCGTCGTCGTTCAGTAGGAGGCCCGCGTGTTCGTGATCAAGCAAGGAGACCGTCTGCCGTCGCTTCAGGCAACGATCAAGAACGAGAGCGATGGGACTGCGGTCGACCTCACGACCGCCCTCGGAGTCACGTTTCGGATGTGGAAGCAGCGCACCTCCGGCGGCACCTACAAAGTCAACACGACCGCGACGGTCGTGACTCCAGCGTCGGGCGTCGTGCGCTACGACTGGACGGCGATCGACACGAACGAGGCCGGCGACTACCTCGCCGAGTTCGTCATCGCGTGGCCGTCGTCGAAGACGCAGACGGTGCCGACCGCCGGCGCGTTCCACGTCCGCGTGCTCGACGGCGGGCTTCCCGGTTGATTGCCTGCGGCGTAGCCTCGCCGCATGGGAATCCTCGACGCCTTCTTCGGTCGCCGCTCCGCCGCATCTGCCTCGTCGACTCCTGACGGCATCGTCACGATGGGAATCGACGACACGCTGATGCCCGGTCACGTCTCGGGCGGCGTGTACAAGCAGAGCGCGCCGCCGCCGCGCGGGTCGTACGAACTCCTCGACCTATTCAAGAACTCGCCGTGGCTCCGCGCGACGACGCACAAGATCGCGTCGTCGTTCGCGTCGATCGAGTGGAAGGTCTACGCGCGGCAGGCACGAGCGGCCGACGGCACGACGAAGTTCGTCGACGACAAGGTGCTGCGCTCCTCGCCGCCGTCGCTGCGCCCGGCGATGATCCGCAAGGCGCGCGCGTCTGGCGACCTTGTGCTGCTCGACGAGCACCCGTTGCAGGTCCTGCTCGACAAGCCGAACCCGCTGATGTCCGGCCGCGCTTTCCGTCAGGTCTGTCAGGTCCACCTCGACCTGCTCGGCGAGACGTACATCGTCCTCGACACGAACCCCGCCGGGATGCCGGTGCGGATGTGGCCGATTCCGCCGACGTGGATCAAACAGATTCCCACCGAGACGCAGCCAGCGTTCCGCGTCGAGGTCGACGGCGTCTCGTTCGACGTGCCCGTCGAGAACATGCTCGTCATCCGAGACCAGAACCCCGCCGATCCCTACGGTCGCGGCGTCGGTACCGGCCTCGCTCTCGCCGACGAACTCGACATCGACGAGTTCGCCGCGAAGCACGTCGCGACGTGGTTCCACAACAAGGGCATGCCCGACATGCTCATCTCTCTCGAAGGCGCGTCGCGTCCGCTACTCGAAGAAGCGAAGCGTCGATGGGACAACGCCACGCGCGGATTCGCGAAGGCGTACCGCACGCACTGGACCGGCGCGAAGCTTGACGTGAAGCGCCTCGACACCGCGTTCAAGGACATGGCGCTGATCGAGATTCGCTCGTTCGAGCGGAACACGATCGTGCAGGTCTTCGGCGTCCCGCCGGAGAAGCTCGGCATCATCGAGAACTCGAATCGCTCGACGTCGGAGTCGGCGCAGTTCATCTTCGCGAACGACGTCCTCGTGCCTCGCGCGGAGCTCTGGCGCAGCGAACTTCAGAACAAACTGGTCGATCGCTTCGACGCGCGCCTCGTCCTTGACTACGAGAGCCCCGTCCCCGGCGATCGCGAGTTCAAGAAGAACGTCATGCAGGCGTTCTCGGAGATGTTCACGATCGACGAGATTCGCGCGCTCGCCGAGATGGACCCTCTGCCCGATGGCAAGGGAAACGCGTTCATGGTGACGAGCGGGAAGCTGTACTCGACCGACCTGTCGAAGCCGGCGACGATCCCGATCTACGGCTACCATCTCTCCGCCGGCGTGCTCACGAACGACGAGGTCCGCACGAGCCTCGGCCTGCCTCCGGCCTCCGACTCGTGGGGCGGCGACCGCGCAGTCGGCATGTACCTCGACCCGAACATGATGCTCGCCGCGCCGACCGAACCGTCGACGCTCTCGCCAGAGGTGCAGGCGTCGAACACGGCGGCGATCGTTCGCGCTCGCGAGGCGCGCCGCGCGCTTGTTCGTCGCTCGCTCTCGAAGGCTCAGATCGATGCGCTCGTCGACAGCGTCGACGTCAAGGCGCTCGGCTCTCGCATCGAACCTCTCGTGCGCTCGCTTGTCGAGGCGTGGGGCAACGACACGCTGAAGTCAGTCGAGAGCGCGACGACCGGGTTCGACCGCAAGCCCTTCGACGTGAACGACCCGAACGTGAAGGCTCACCTCCGCGAGTACGTCACCGATCGACTCGGCCGGTTGATCAACACGACGACGAAGGCCGAACTGAAGACCGCGCTCGAAGCGGCGGCAGAGACCGACGCCGACCCCGCCGAGGCGGTGCGCTCCGTCTTCACGCGCGCGGAGATCGAGCGCAGCGACGTCATCGCGGAGACCGAGGTGCGGCGCTCGTCGCAGTTCGCGACGAAGGAGGCGCTCACGCAGAGCGGGATCGTGATGCAGAACGAGTGGCTGTCGACGATGGACGGACGCGCGCGCGACGAGCACCGTGCGATGGACGAGCAGCGGCGCGACCTCACGAAGCCCTTCGAGGTCACGGTCGGCCGGTACACCGGCGCGCGCGCCATGTACCCCGGCGGCTTCGGCATCGGCGCGCTCGACATCAACTGCCGCTGCGCGATCGCTCCAGTCATCGTCGAGAGCGAAGACAACGTCGTGCCTGCGTCGCTGCGCGAGTCGATCGCAAAGAACGGCGAGGTCGTCATCTCGACGATGTCCGCCGACGAGCGCGAGCGCGTCTGGCGCGCACTCGATCGCAAGGCGCAGACGTGGGACGCGCGCTACTCGAAGGCGCTCTCGTCCGGGTTCCGTGAACAGGAGCGCGCGGTCCTCGACGCGCTCGCCAAGGTCTGACGCGTCGACGACGACGCAAGGAGAAACGATGAAGCTGCTGAACCTGAAGGCGTGGAAGTCCGCCTTCGTCGAGAAGAAGAACGACGCCCGCCTCGACGCGGGCGTTGCCATGACTCCGCTCGCCGTCGCTCCGTTCGTCGTCGAGGTCGCCGCGAAGCGCGCGAACGTCGACGTCGTCGCGAAGATGCTGCGCGACGTCGCGATGCCCGACGCCGACGTCGAGCGCGCGCTCGACGGTGTCGACACCGGCGACGTCGTCGCGACGTACACGATGTCGACCGACGTCGTCGATCGTCCCGGCGATCGCATCGACCAGACGGGATGGGACCTCTCCGAGTTCCGCTCGAACCCCGTCATGTTGTTCGGCCACGACGCGAACTCGCCGCCCGTCGGGAAGGCGCTCGGTGCAGCCGTCGTCAACGGCGCGCTGCGCGGCACGTTCAAGTTCACGCCGGCGAGCGTGTACGAGTTCGGCGCGACGGTCGGTCGCCTCGTCAAGGGCGGCTTCCTGTCGGCCGGCTCCGTCGGCTTCATGCCCGTCGACGTGCGCGTCGCCGAGGACCGCATGAATCCCGACGACGCATGGCAGCGTCTCCAGCCGCCGCTCGACTTCGTGCGGTCGAAGCTTCTCGAGTTCTCTGCCGTCCCGATCCCCGCGAACCCAGAGGCGCTCGTCGACGCGAAGTCAATCGCGTCCGGCGACGCCGCCGTCATGCGTGCGTGGGCGGAGCGCATCCTCGCCGGCGACGGCGACCGCGTCGTCGTCCTGCCGCGCGCGACCGTCGAGCGCATGGCGAAGATCGGGAAGCGCTCGTCGCTTGTGTTCGATGTGCGCGGCGGCGGATCCGACGTCGTGCTCGCAGAGATGCCTCCGGTCGAGGTCTCCGTCGAGGTGACGATCGGCGCGGAGAGCGAACCACCGTCGGCCGAGGGGGCACCCGTCGAGGAGCCCGCGTCGAGCGAGGGCGAACCCGTCATGGGGTTCGGCGAGACGACGACGAAGCCGATGCACACCTGTCCCTCTTGCGGCTACGTCGGCGAGCCGTCGGAGTTCGCGCCCGCCGCCGAAGAAGGGAAGCTGACCTGCCCGAACTGCGGACACGTCGACGACGCCGCTGCGTTCCTCGGTGCAAGCACGAAGGCCGCGAAGGCGTACGAGTCGATCGACTTCACGCCGCCCGAAGGCGTGCGCGAGGAGTGCGCGCGCGGACTCGCGTGGTACGACGAAGGCAAGGGCGGCGACGGCCTCGTCGACGCGACGATCGCGTGGGCGAAGAAGCTTGCCGCCGGCGAGCCGATCACGCCGGAGAAGGCGAAGCTGATGAACGCGTGGCTCGCGCGTCACGCCGTCGATCTCGACGCCGAAGGCGCAGAGCCGGGCGACGACGGCTACCCGTCACCGGGTCGCGTGGCGTGGGCTCTCTGGGGCGGAGACCCCGCCGTGCCGTGGTCCGCGAAGCTGGTCGCGGCGATGGACGCGGAGGACGCGGAGACGGCGGACGAGTCCGCTGCTCTTCCCAATGCGTCGAAGGGTTGGCATCCTGCCTTCGACTCGCCGCAGGCGCTCCGCGCCTTCGTCGACGAAGTGACGAAGGTCGCCGTCGAGAAGGCGATCATGGCAACGACCGGGCGACTGCCCGACTGAAGGAGAAGAACAATGTTCCGTCTGAAGTCCATGCTCTCGCACGCCGTGCTCTGCGCCCCCGCCGAGTCCGGCGTCGGCGGTGCACCCGCCGTCATCACCACGCCCGCCGCGCCGACGAAGGACGACATCGTTCGCATCGTCGCCGATCAGGTTGGCAAGTCCGTCGCCGAGGCGATGAAGTCCGCCGAGGAGACCGTTCGCGAACGCGACAACACTCCGTCGTCGAAGCGATGGGAGGTGAAGCAGTCCGACCTCGTGCGCGCCGGCAAGCGCGACGCGGGCAAGGCCGGTCTGCACACCGCCTCGTTCCTCGGCTGGATGATGCGCGGCGGCGGCAATCCCGACGCCGCCTACCGCATCGCGAAGAAGGCCGGCGCTGACGAGATCGTCGTCCGCGCTCTCGGCGAGTCGACGATGGCAGGCGGCGGCGCGTTCGTCCCGCAGGCGATCTCCGAGGACTACATCGAACTTCTCTACAACGCCGCGCCGTTCCTCTCGGCCGGCCCGCGCCGCGTGCCCGTTCCGTCCGGCAACCTGACCGTCCCGAAGGTGACGGCGGGCGCGACGGCGACGTGGGGCGGCGAGTCGAACAACATCAGCCGCAGCGAGCAGACCTTCGGTCAGCGTCGCCTCGACCTGAAGAAGCTCTCGGTGCTCACGCCGATCTCGAACGAACTCCTGCGCGACTCGTCGCCGGCGCTCGACCAGATCGTGCGCGACGACCTCGCGAACAACGCCGCCGTCGTCATTGACGCTGCGTTGATCCGTGGCACCGGCACCGTGTACGCGCCGCGCGGCGTGTACTCGCAGGTCGCCTCGGCGAACAAGTTCAACGCGAACGCGACCGCGAACGTGGCGAACGTGACCGCCGACCTGAACAAGTCGATGCGCCTCATCGAGGACGCGAAGGTGCGTTTCGTCCGCCCGGCGTGGTTCATCTCGCCGACGGTGAAGTACGGCCTGATGGCTGCGCGTGACGCGAACGGCGCGCTCGTGTGGGCGCCCGAGATGGCGACCGGGAAGCTGTACGGCATCCCGTTCTTCGTCACGCAGAACATCCCGTCGAACCTCGGCGGCAGCACCGACGAATCCGAGGTCTACCTCGTCGAGATGTCGCACGTCATGGTCGGCGACGACCCGATGGGCGTGCAGGTCTCGATGGTCGACGGCGCGGCCTACCACGATGGCGCCGCCGTCGTCGCTGGCTTCTCGCGCGACGAGAGCGTCGTTCGCCTCATCCAGCGCATCGACATGATCCTGCGTCAGGACGGCAACGAAGCCGCCGTCATGGAGCAGGTGGACTGGGACATCATCAGCGCGACCTGAGCACGACTCGAACTCGAACACGGAGAACCAACAATGAGCACCTACGTCAACAACAACATCGGAGCGGAGATCCTGCCGGTCGCCGGCCTCCCCGCTCTCGCGAACAGCGCGGGCACCCGCAACGGCTCGGCGATCGATCGACTCCAGTCGACGTCGCTCGCCGGCTCGTGCGTCCTCGCTTGCAACGTCGGCGCGACGACGGGCTCGCCCTCGGCCACGACCTACGACGCGAAGCTGCAAGACTCCGCCGACGGCTCGACCGGCTGGCTCGACATCAGCGGCGCGTCGATCACGCAGAAGACGACGACCACCGCTGCGCTCGCGCAGAAGGACGTCGACCTGACCGGGGCGAAGCGGTTCATCCGCGTCGTCGAGGTCATCGCGTTCACCGGCGGCACGAGCCCGGCGACGCCTGCCGCAGTCGACGTTGTCCTCGGTGGCTTCGATCGCGTCCCGGCGTGATCTGAAAAGACAGGCACGGAGAGAGGCCCGCCGCGTGGAGACACCCGGCGGGCTTCGTCTTTCGTGCGGGCGGCGCTACAAGGAAGGGCAGGAGATCGAACATGGCAACGAAGAAGACACCCGCTCCCGCTCCCGCTCCGGTCATCGACGACCGCAACGTCGTCGAGATCGACGGCCTCCGCATGGCAGTCAACGCGGCGGGCAACGTCGTCGTCGTGCAGCGCCGCGCGTCGGGCGCGTACTTCCCCGGCGACGTGCACGGCCTGCGTCCCGAGATCGTGCCCGCTGCGATCGCTCGCGGTGAGGTCTCTCTGCACGCGCTCTCCGTCGTCGACGTCGACGACGCGGAGGACGATTCAGCAGGCGCATGACGCGCACGACGCAGACGACGTCGGCGCGACCGCGTCGTCGTCTCGATGCCGACGAGGTCCGCGCGTTCGCGCTCGCCGCCGTCGACGGAGAGAACTGGCTGGTCGGAGACGAGGCGACTGCCGCTGCGATCTTGTCGAACCCGGCCTCGTGGCCGACGGAGTGACGAACGATGACTCCCGCGATCCTTGCCGACTACGCGCTCACGACTCTCGACGAGGCGTGCGGCCAGATCGGGATCAACGTCGGCGACGATGACGACGCCGTCATTCGTTGCGTCAACCGCGCGTCGAAGCGCATCGCCTCGTTCTGCGGGCGCGACCTGCACTACTCGTCGGGGATCGTGGAGTACGTCGCCGGCTACGCGACGACCGACCTCATGGTCTCGCGTCTGCCGATCGCGTCCGTTGCGTCGATCGCCTTCGACGGAGCGAACATCGACGCCGCCGACTACGACCTGCGCGACGGCGCGTCGGGCGTCATCTACCGCCGCACCGGCTGGATCTGGACGGCGACGCCGAACCCCGGCGTGACGCAGTACCCCGCGCCGGGAACCGAGGAGAAGCTGTACGCCGTGACCTACGCCGGCGGATTCTGGACTCCGGCGCAGGGACCGACGAGCGCGCTGCCGACGGGCGCGACGTTGCTGCCCGACGACATCGAGCAGGCCGCGCTCGAACTCGCCGCGCAGACGTACCGTCGCCGCAACGGCAGCGGTGCCGACGTCGCGAGCGAGTCGCTGATGGGCTACTCGGTCACCTACCGCGACGGCGTCGCCGCCGATGGTGGATGGACCGGCGGCATGCCTGCGGAGATCGCGGCGATGCTCGCACCGTACCGCTCGCTCCTTCAGTCGACGTGAGGTGACGCGATGAACGTCGGTTCGTGGATGGTGCACCGAGTGACGCGCAAGCAGCGCACCGGATCGAACGCGAAGGGCGACCCGACCTACGGCGCGGCGACGTTGATCCGCGCGCGCGTCGAGAAGGTTCGCCAGCGTGTCTCGAACGCGGAGGGGATGCAGGTCACGTCGGAGTACGCGATGGCGACGACGACGATGGACGTCTCGATCTCCGACATGTTCTGGTTCCCGTCGATCGCAGGCGAGCCGGCAGACTCGACGTCGAACGCGAACCTCGCGCGCATCCCCGTCGCCGTCGATCGAGCGACGACGAAGACCGGGCACGCGCCGTTCGTCATGGTCTACTTCTGATGTCGGTCGCGCTCTCGATCAACATGCAGGGGACCGGGCAGGTCATGCAGCGGATCGCGGAACTGAAGCGACGAGCGCCCGACTCCTTCGCCGCCGGCGTGTACCTCGCCGCGTCGAACGTGATCACGACGGCGATGCGCCTCACGCCAGTCGACACCGGCTGGCTGCGCTCGTCGAGGTACGTTCGCAAGCCGCGCGTCTCCGGCGACACGTTCAAGGTCGAGGCCGGGTTCGGCGCGTCCTACGCGATCTTCGTCCACGAGATAAACCGGGACTACGTCGTCGGAGAGTGGAAGTTCTTGACGTCGGCGGCGAACTATCACGCGCCCACGTTCGGGACCGAGGTCGCAGGCAACGTCGCTCGGATGATGGCGGCAGGAGTCGGTATCGACTCGGTGACGACGGTTCACCCGACGGAGCCGATGGACGAGACGAACCGCGCCGGTCTCGAAGGTCTCGCGTCGCGCTACCGTCGACGGAAGTCGGCGGCGACGAAGCGCAAGCGCGCAGCGGCGAAGGTGAGAAACCGAGAGCGTCGAGCGAGCGAGATGCTCGACATGTTTGAATCGCATCGAGCCGGTCGACGAGCGAACCGACCCGGCAGGGGTTGACAATGGCAACGACACCGGACTTCGAGGCAGCGATCCTCACGACCCTCTCGACGCTCCTGCCGGCCGACATCGTCACGTCGCCGGCATCGGCGCGCACGGCGATGGCGGGACCGATCCGAACGCAGGTCGACGTCGGCGTGCCGATGGTCTTCGTGCAAGCGAGCGGCGGCATCCCCGACCTGACGAACGACGGACCTCGCCCGACGGTGAACGTGACCGTCCTCGTTCGTGGTCCGCGCTCGTCGTACGAGGCGGCGCGCGCGCTCGCGTTCCGCATCCACGACGCGCTGCACCTGTCCGGTCGGCGTGTCGTCGGCGGCGCGACGATCGTCGACGTCGCCTCGCTCACCGCGATCCCGATCTACCTCGGCCCCGGCGACGACGAGGCGGAGTACTTCAGCGAGACGTTCAACGTCGTCTCCGAGGTGTTGTCGTGAGGATGCTCGACGAACAAGCTGTCGCCCTCGTCGGTCGCGCGCTCGACGACGTGAAGCGCGGCGTCCTCGCCGTCGAGTCGTACGAGGTCGAGGACACCGACTCGCTCGTCGTCCGCCTCGTCTTCGTCGCAGGTCAGCGCGCCGTCGCCGACGAGCGAGAGCGGCGCATGGCGGCGGCGGGCATGGCGAGCGCCGCGCCACCGAACGTCGGGGCGAGCGCCCCACGGAGTCCCACCTCGCACGACGTCTGCCCGTCGTGCGGAAAGGTCGGCGGTCTACGCGACGCCGGCGCTCTGGCGTGGCTGTGTATCGCGTGCAACGCTGAAACGTCGCCGTTCGGCGCAGGAGGTTGACATGCCCAGTGCAGGAAGTTTCATCGGACGTATCGCAGAGGTCGCCGTGTCGAACGCGGCGAGCACCGACTTCACGACCGCGACCTACGTCGCCGTCGAGAAGGTGAACTCGCCGAAGGTGTCGACGAGTCTCGACACCGCCGAGACGTCGAGCAACGACAGCGGCGGCGCGAAGGAGTACCTGCCGACGTGGGACAGCGGCACGTTCTCGTTCGAGATCATCGCCGACGAAGCGGCCGTCGGTCAGGAGCACCTCTGGACCGCGCTCCTCTCGAAGCAGATCCGCGCGTTCCGCGTCCGCCCGAAGGGCGACGTCGCGACCGAGAAGCAGTTCCGCTTCCTCGGCATCGTCACCGCGATCGAAGAGTCGATGGATAAGGGCGACGTCGGCAAGTACAGCGTGACCGTGCAGCGCACCGGCGCGGTCTCCCGCACCGACCAGTGAGCGACACGACAACCTGAACGCATCGACGCCCGGCTTCTCGCCGGGCGTTGTTGTTGTAGGTTCGACGGCGGAGGCCAGAATGACTGCACCGCACACGACGACGATCGAACTTGGAGGCGCGACGCGCGCGCTCCGCTTCACGATGAACGCTCACCGCATCGCGAAGAAGCGACTCGGCAAGCCGATCAAGGACGCCGTCCGCGACCTGCAAGCACTCGACATCGACGTGCTCTGCGAACTCGCCGCCGCCGCCATGACCGAGGGACGCCCGCGCGGATCGAAGGAAGTCGTGACCCCGGAGCGTGTCGCCGCGTGGCTCGACGAGGAACCGCGCAAGGTCGCCGCGCTTGCGATCGCCGTCAGCGGCGCGCTCACCGCGTCCTTCGAGCGGATGTTCGAGGGGGAAGCGAACGCCGCCGACGACGCCGACAAGAACGCGGCGACGGCGGCGGCAGTCCTGCAAGCGTCGACGACGACGACGATCGACCAGACAACGGCGGCTGGCCCGACTTCGGGCGAGTGACCGGACTCGCCGGCCGCTTCGGCTTCTCCGTCGAGGAGTGCTGGGACCTGACGCCGGGCGAGTTCGAGGACGCGGTCGCCGGCGCGATCGATCGCGAGCGCGAGCAGCGGTACGGGTTCGCAACGGTCGTCTCTGCGATCGTCGCAACGATGGGTGGAAAGCGCATCTCTCCGGAGGCACTCTTGGGAGAGGTCGACGAAAGCGACGACCTGCTCGACGACCCGTTCAACAAGTACCTCCGTTTCCGCGAGGCGGCGAAGCGAAACGCTGAACGACGACGAGAGCGCGAGGTTCGCGCGTACCTGCCAGAGGGAATCACCCTCGACGACGAGTGAGGTGAGCGATGTCGGTCAGCGTTGGCGGTGTCACGATCGAGTTCGACGGAGACGCGAGCGGCGCGAAGGCGGCGATGCAGGCCGTCGCCGAGAAGCTGGACGTCCTCGTCGCGAAAGAGCGAGACCTCAAGCGCGCGCTCGACGCGGCGACGGCGTCGGGAAAGATGTCGGACGCCGCTCTCGGTGCGCTTCGATCGGCGCACGACGAAGCGACAACCGCCGTCAAGCGACTCACCGGCGAACTGCAACGAGAGCAGGAGGCCGAGGTCGCTGCGGCGAGAGCGACGAAGGCGGCTGCCGAGGCGGCGAAGGCAGCGGAGAAAGCGCAGCAGGAACAAGCGCGCGCCGTCGAGCGTTCGGCGGCGGAGGCGAAGAAAGCCGCCGACTCGCACGGCGAGTATGGGGAGAGAGCGCGCAAGGTCGACGACGCGATGGGCGCGTTGCAGACGTCGATCGGTGGCGTGTCCGCCGCGTTCGGCGTGCAGGCGTCGGCCATGACCGATGTCGTCGGCGGCGTTGCCGACGTCGCGATGTCGTTCGGCAGAGGTGGCCCACTGCTCGCCGCGCTCACCGTCTCGGCGGCGGCGGCGATGTACCTGATCGACCAGTTCGATCTGTTCGGGCAGAAGGCGGAGGCGGCGGCGAAGCGAGCGGCGAAGGCGCTCGATGACCTCGACAAGAAGGCCTACGACATTCGGATCGGGACGGAGGCAAAGATCGCCGGCACGTCTCCGGAGATCGTCTCGCAACGTCGAGCCGTCGAGCGCGCGCAGCAAGAGGTCGGCATGGCCGAACTTCGCGCGGGCGAAGTCGGCAGCAAGGCTGGCTCGTTGGAGTCATTGAAGGAGATGGCGGCGGCGGGCGGATGGATGCCCGCCGGCGGCAAGGAGGCGATCGAGAGACTGAACGCGGCGAACAAGAAACTCGCGGCGGAGCAGAACGTCCTGTCGTCGATGCTTGAAGACGTCGACGTCGACACGATGATCAAGGCGACTGACGAGGCGAACGCGGCGGAGGCGCAGTTCGCGAAAGACCTCCAAGCTGCCGGCGAGAGCCTGCGGGAAAAAAACATTGACGAGCGATACGCCGCGCTGATCACAAGCCTCGACGCCGCGAAGGCAGCAGCCGACGTCGCCGCCGAACTTTCGGTCAACGAGTACACTGCTGAGGACCGCGCGTCGCGAGAGTCGCGTGGCGTGTTCGAGGTGTCGAAGGAGGACTTCGATGCACGCCTCGCCGGCATCGATCCGGAGGAGGCGAAGCGGATCACCGAGGAAGCCGTCGCCGCGATCATCAATCCGTTCGGCGAAGCGACGGAAACGATCACGATCGGGCTCACCGACGTCGTCACCGCGACCGCCGATGACATCGCGAAGATGAACGAGGCATTCCTCTCCGTCGAGGACGCGGCGATCGACCTGCGCGATCCGCTTGAACAGTTCGGCGACGGCGTGCGCGACGCGTTCGACAAGCTGGGCGGAGCAAGCGACCTCGCCGTCACGGCGATCGAGGGTGGAGCGAGCGGCCTCGGGCAAGCCGCCGGCGGTGCCGTGGGCGGGGTAATCGGAACCGCAGTCGGCGGGCCGGGCGGGACGGCCGTCGGCTCTGCTCTCGGCTCCCTCATCGGCGGACTCCTCGGCGACTCGCTCGACAAGCTGATCGAGGCGCTTGGAATCCTGACCCCGTTGTTCGACGCGATCGGCACGATCATCGGCGCGCTTCAGCCGATCCTCGTCGTTCTGGGCGGACTCTTCATCACGCTCGCCGATGCGATCGTCGCGCTCGCTCCCATCGTCCTCATCCTCGCGAGACTATTCGGAGCAAACCTAGTCATCTTTGTTCGACTTCTTCAGGTGATACTTTTGCTCGTACCGATCATCTCGATGGCGGCAAGCTTCATCCTCGTGTGGGTCGACTTCATCGTCATGGCGATCGACATGATCGACAAGAACTTCCTGCGTCCGTTGTTCGACGGAGCGGCGTTCCTCGTGAACGGTTTCATTATGTTCTACAACTCGATCATCGATCTGATTCGACTGATACCCGGCCTCGGCAAGTTCGGATCGAAGGCCGAACTCATCTCGTACGGTGCAGGATCAGGTGCCGCCGCTGGCGTCGATGACATGATCAACGACGTCTCCGAGGCCGCCGCACTCGCCGCCGCCGAGGGAGCCGCCGGGGGCGCAGGTGGCGAAGCGAGCGGCGGCGCTGACACCGGCAGCACCGAGACGACGAGCGAGGAGTCGTGGTCGAACGAGATGGCGAACGTGCCGTCGGGGTTCAAGGCGCTCGCCGCGATCTACGCGAACGCCGACGCGGAGTCTGGGGCTGGGATGCTCACCGCGCAGCAGGCGATGTCGATGGTGATCAACATCGAGAACTGGAACTCTCGCGGCGACTCGCAACGCGACTGGGAAGACCTTCGCCGCTACGCGCGGCAAGGGCACAAGGGCAAGAAGGCCGCGTCGTCGAGGTCGTTCGGCGACGAGAAGAACTGAAGGAGATCGACGATGCCCGCACTCACGATCAACGGAATCACGATCCCGATCCGCGCCGACACGTTCGCCGAGGAGCGCACCTCGATCGGCGACGTCTACCAGCGCAGCATCGGCGGAGCGATGTTCTCGTCGATGGTCTCGCAACGTCGACGCTTCCGCTTCTCGACACCGCCGATCGAAGCGTCGCTCGCCGAGAAGTACGCGATGCTCATCGAAGGCAAAGCGCAGGTCTGGAACTTCGACAACTCTCTGATGTCCGGCGCGGGCGTGACCTACTACGTCTCCGGCGGAGCATCGACCTCGTCGTCTCCAAAGAAGTACGGGACGCAGTCGCTCGCGCTGACGGCGGGCGCAGGTTTCGAGCTTCAGCTTGCGAACAAGTTCGGACTGCCCGGCGGATGGACGACGTACGGCTTCGGTCGCACCGGATGGACGTTCGCGTTCTGGATGTTCTCGACGATCGCCGCCGACGGAGTCGCCGCCGACGGCTGGTATCACTACATCGTGACAGGCGTTGACCCGGTCACGCGCGGTGCGGCAGCAAACCCGTTCTCGATCCGCCAGTACAGGAACGGCGTCCTCGGCTCGTACGGCTTCGGCAACATGCTCAAGGTCGACTCGTCGACGACGAGCGGCGTGTTCGCCTACGCGCCAGCGGGCACGACGCTCGCGCGCAACTTCGACGACCTCGTCGTGCTCCCGTTCGTGTTGCCAGACGAATGGGTCTCGTCGTTCTACTCCTACGCGTCATCGTTCGACGACGTCACGAACCTCGTGACGCAGTCGCAGAACCTCGGCGCGACGTGGACGATCTCCGCGAACTGCGCCGCCACGGTCGCGTCTGTAGTCTCTCCGAACGGCTCCTCGGCGTACTTGCTGAACATGACCTCTGGCGTCGCCAACACCGGCGCACTCATCGCCGCAACGTTCACCGGCGACGGCGAGAAGGTCGCCTCGTTCTACCTGCGCTCGTCAGGTGTTCCGTCTCCGGCGTCGTCGACCGATTTGAGCATCTACGACAACACCGCGACCGTTCATCGTCACCTCGTTCGCGTGGCGTGGGGACCGGACGGATCGCCGACGCTGTCGACCGTGTCGGGCAGCGGCACTCGCTTCGCGCCTGTCGACGTCGGCAACGGCTGGTGGCGCATCTCCTTCACCGCGACGGGCGTCGTCGCCACGAACGCGAACCTCATTCGCATCTATCCTGCGACGACGTCGGCGCTCACCGGCGGCGTCTTCGTCTGGGGCGTGCAGGCGGAGAACGCGACGAGGCCCGGTCTCTACCTGCCGACGTTTGGCTCGACGGCCACGCGCACGCCCGGCTCCGGCTACTCGCCGGCGCCGCTCGTCGACATGGCAGGCGATCATCTGGAGTACGACATCAACGTTCCGCAGTTCCGAGTGTTCGGTCGCGTCGAGGCCGTCGATCACGTCAACATGAAGACGTCGAAGAACTACCGAACGATGCCGAACGCGAAGGTTCTCAACGTCACGCTGGAGCAGCAATGAACGAGGACGAGTTCGCAACGCAGATCGCGTTCACCGAGGAGCGACGAAAGGGGGCGAGGCGAGCGATGCGCCTCGCCTTGCTGCATCGCCTGCCGTCGATCGAGGCGGAGTTCAGGCAAGAGTTCGGAGCGGCGTCGCCGGAGTTCTCTGCCGTGCGTCGTTTCGCCGAAGCGGTGTCAATGATGATCGAGGCGGTCTCTTCCGCCGACGAGGACTGAACGATGGCGCGCCTGACGAACTTCGAGCACGAGGCATCCCCGACGGGAACGACGGCCGACTACCTCATGCAGCTTCGCTGCAACGAGGTCTCGGGCACGACGCAACTCACCGATGCTCTCGGTGTTCGCACGTTCACCGGCTTCGTCGGCCCGCCGGGCGTCGAGCCGGCCGCGATGCAGAACGACTTTGTGCAGGGAGCGCGCACGTTCAACGGATCGACGCAGGTCTTCCTCCGCTCGACGACGGACGGCGATCAGACGAACTTCCAAGCGTCGAACGGCGGCTGGGGGATCGCGTGTTGGATCAAGCCGGCGTCGCTCGCCGCGAACGGAACCGTGATCGAACTCGGCGAGTTCTCTTCGCCAGAGACCGAGGTCACGAACGTCCAGATGAACTTGCAGGTGATCACCGACGGCTCGTTCAGGCTCAACTGGGAGGAGGGAGTCGGCACGTCGCGCAACAACGACAGCGGCTCCGGTCGCCTCGCCGTCGGCGTCTGGTCCCACGTCGGCGTGAGGATGCAGTCCGATCCGAACAACATCGGGCGGATGCAGATCGACTTCTTTCACAACGGCGTGAACGTCACGCGCGCGGCGAATCGTCCGTGGCCTACGGGCGGTTCGTCGTCGAGGTGGATCGTCGGCGCGTCTCGCGAACAGGGCACGGCCGTTGGCACCTACGGGAACTTCTACAACGGGGCAGTCGACGACATCATCGTCACGAAGTTCCCGCCCGACGTCGCTTGGTTCCGCAAGCTGTACGCCGACGGCGTGCGTGACTATCAGGTTCGCGACTACGTCCCGGCTCTTTCAACCTCGCTCACTCGTTCATGGTCGACGCACGCGCGCGTCCTCGTGCAGGCGCCGATCGTCGACCCGGCGGCGACGTCTCCGACGTACGACTACGCGAACCTGCCGAAGACGGACCTCGATTGGGTCAACCTCTGCGACGTGAACGGAATCGACTTCGTCGACTCCGTCTCGTGGAGCGACAGCGTCGACGACTTCATCTCCGTCGGTCGCGTTCGCCTGTTGCGGAACTTCAGCTTCTACAACACGAGCCCGTTCTCCGATAACGCGACGTACGGCGACAACCCCTTTATCGCGTCGTCGGTTCATCTCCTGCGTTCGATGCGGCGAGTGCGGATCGAGACGGCGACGATGCCGATCGGCGTCGAGCCGGGCGACGTCGGCCCGCAATGGGAGGTCATGTTCGACGGCTTCATCCGCGCCGTCGACGTCGACGACGACTTCGTCAACGTCACGATCTCCGACCTCGGCTGCGCGCTGCTCGACGTGTTCATCGAGCCGAACAAGGACGGCACGGATCGAACGTACGGGTCGACGGTCGCAACGGCGATCGCCGGCGAACTCCAGAAGATCGTCGACGACAACGACCCCGCTCGCTACGACATCCTCACGATTGACGACAACGGAGCGGCGTTCGCGATCGTCATCACGCTCCTGTCGTTGACGACGCCGTCGACCGACGTGAACGGTCGAGGCAAGCCGCACCACTTCAACGCCGGTGACACGCTCGTCATCTCCGGCACGACGAACTTCAACACGCCGGCGGGCACGGTCGACACCGTCGCGTCGGTGACGACGACGACGATCACGTTGTCGCGCGTGACGGCTGGCGCGTTTGCCGCCGAGACCGTCGGACAGATACGCGCGATCGAGGCGCTCTCGTACGAGGGCGGGAAGCCCACGATCTGGACTCCGGTGTCGTCGGGCTGGACGGTGTACCAGTGGAACGAGCCGGCCTCGAAGGGAGTGCTTCAGTCGCTCGACGACATCATGACGCAGATCGGGTGGCGCACTCGGTACAAGTGGGACGAACTCCGAACGCAGTTCCGCCTCGCGTCGTTCAACCCCGGC